CTGGGGTGGTTGAACCCATAGAGATAATAGAGTCCAAGAATGTCATTTGATTTTTCTGATATCATCGACATGCTTGATGGCGAAGAGTTTGATGAAAAGCCAGTATCGCTAAGAGATTTTGTAACTAATGAAAAATATCTAGGTCTACCAGAACTTTCAGAATATCAATACACATTAATTGAAAAAAGCTCACAGGTGTATAAAGAGTCTACTTTAATAAAACTTTTTGGAGAAGAAGAAGGACATAGAATGTTTAAGCAAACTGCCAACGAGGTAGTTGCTCAGCTAGGAAAAGGATCTGGAAAAGACTACTGCTCAACAATTGCAGTTTCGTATATTGTATATCTATTGCTTTGCTTAAAAGACCCCGCGTCTTATTACGGAAAACCTCCTGGCGATTCGATAGACATTATTAATATTGCCATTAACGCCCAGCAAGCAAGCAACGTATTCTTTAAAGGGTTTAGAACTAGAATTGACAAATCCCCATGGTTTGTTGGAAAATACTCTGAAAAAGCTTCTGAAATAAAATTTAATAAAAATATAACCGTACACTCTGGACACTCTGAGCGTGAGGCTTGGGAAGGCTATAACGTAATAGTAGTTATCCTAGATGAGATATCTGGATTTAGTGTTGAAAATACTACTGGGCATGAGCAGGCAAAAACAGGAAGCCTTATTTATGAAATGTATCGTGCTTCCGTAGACTCTAGATTTCCAGACTATGGCAAGGTAATTTTACTATCTTTTCCAAGATATAAAAATGACTACATACAGCAAAGATATGATGATGTTGTAGCAGACAAAGAGGTTGTCGTTAGATCTCATAGATTTAAATTAGAAAAAGATCTCCCAGATGGAACTGCGGGTAATGAATTTGATATAGAGTGGGAAGAAGATAATATTATTTCTTATAAGTACCCAGGAATGTACGCACTTCGAAGACCAACTTGGGATGTTAATCCTACAAGAAGCATTGAAGATTTTAAAATAGCTTTTTACAAGAATGCACCAGACGCACTAGGAAGATTTGCATGCATGCCGTCAGAGGCGATAGATGCATTTTTTAAATCAAGAGAAAAAATTGAAAAATCATTTAGTAATTTAGGATTAGCGGTAGATCAGTTTGGAAGATTTGAAGACTGGTTTGCACCAGATCCAGATAAAGAATATTTTATTCATGTTGACCTTGCCCAAAAACACGATCATTGCGCTGTTGCAATGTCTCACGTTCAAAAATGGGTTAATATAAAAGTAACAGATACATATTCTCAGCCTGCACCAATAGTTGAAGTAGATGCCGTAAGATTTTGGACGCCAACTCCAGATAAATCAGTAGACTTTACTGAAGTTAAAGATTATATATTGTCTTTAAAAACTAAAGGATTTAAAATAAGGCTATGCACTTTTGATAGATGGAATTCACATGACATGATGCAGCAATTAAAGCAGTATGGAATAAACACAGAGTTGTTATCTGTTGCTAAAAAACATTACGATGATATGGCAATGGTGGTTCTAGAAGAAAGATTAAAAGGACCACACATTCCTTTGCTTATAGATGAATTGCTACAGCTAAGAATTATGAGGGATAAGGTAGACCATCCAAGAAAAGGATCAAAAGATTTAGCAGATGCTGTTTGTGGTTCAATATTTAATGCTATATCTCATACAAGGTTTGATACAAATCAAGAAATAAAAATACATAACTATGAGTCAATGAGTTATGATAATGATTTTGGAGTTACAAAAGAAGAAGAGTACGTTCAAAATATGATAAGAGCTCCCCGAATACCACAAGAGCTCAAGGAAGCAATGGATAGGATGATGATAATATGAGCATGTATCAAGAAAAAGCAAAAGAATGTATATGTTGTGGAAAGCATGTTCCGCTTCCTATTGTTCTTAAAGACTACAATGGTGTAAAGGTTTGTCCAACAACTTATTACAATATAAAAGAATATTCCCGTATCTGGACCAGCATTGGATCAAGACCCGCAGGAGGTATCAGAAAGCATTTTTCGGAATATGTACAATCTTTAGTTGAAATAGAAAAAAGCAATGAATCTGTTTGAAGAAGATGACTCTGCTTTGTTTAAACACTATGTGGAAATTGGTGCAATAGATTTTGTTGGAGTAGAAAAAAATGGCGAAGCCATTTATAAAGTAAATGAAATTGCTAAAGACATTGCTCCAGAATTATGGAAAGCTCATACAGATTACATTGATGAAACATTAATTGGGCTATACAAAGAAAATTTAATTTCTGTTTCCTATAACGAAAATCTAGAAGCTACTTTTAGCGCAACCCCAGAAGGCTTAAGGCGTTTAAAAAAACACTACGGAATTGTTCCAGAAAGAGATTCTAAAGATGATAATTCTTGGGGTTAACGAAACCTCACACGATGCTTCTGTTTCTTTAATAGAAAATGGAAAAATTATTTTTGCGGGACACGCAGAAAGATATAGCAAGCAAAAGAATGATTGGTATATCAATGATAGTTTAGTTAATGATGCTTTGTCATATGGTGCACCTGATGCTATAGCTTACTACGAGAAACCCTTTCTAAAGGCCTCTAGGCTATTTTTAAAGGGTGGTGTAGGGGACTGGAAGCCAAGGTTTAATATAGAAGGTATCCCAAGAAAATCATTTAGCCATCATTACTCACACGCATGTGCTGGATATTATACAAGTAGCTTTTCTGACGCAGCAATTGTAGTTTTAGATTCAATTGGTGAATATAATACTTCTACTATTTGGGTAGGAGAAGGTGAAAAAATAAAATTAAAATTTAAACAAAATTACCCAGTAAGCTTTGGATTATTTTACTCAGCCTTTACCCAGTTGGTCGGGCTTATGCCAAATCAAGAAGAGTATATTATGATGGGGATGGCGGCCTACGGAGATTGGACAAAGTATTATAAGCAAGTAGATAATTATTTTCCTAGATATGATAAACAAAAATACAATTTTCACAAAGGAATTACTGATTGGGGATGGGTTTCAGAGAAGGACAAGTTTGATATTGCGGCAGCAGTTCAGGTAGTTTACGAACAAAGACTTATAGACTTTATGCGGCATGCAAAAAGTTTAACGAAAAAGAAAAATTTAGTTTTTATGGGAGGCTGTGCGCTAAACTGCTCAGCAAATACTAAGTTGTGGGAAATATTTAATGATGTGTGGATAATGCCTAACCCAGGAGATTCTGGAAGTTCTTTAGGTGCAGCAGCGGCTCTTTATGGAAAGCATTTAGATTGGCAGACTCCATACCTAGGATACGATTTGGGCGGGGAGTACCCAGTCAACAAAATAATTAAAGGTTTAGCTGACAACAAAATAGTTGCAGTTGCCTCTGGAAGAGCAGAGTTTGGTCCAAGGGCTTTGGGAAACAGAAGCATACTTGCAGACCCAAGAGATCCAGACATAAAAAACAAAGTAAATTTAATAAAAAAAAGAGAATCATTTAGGCCTTTTGCCCCAGTTGTGATGGAAGAGCATGCCAACAAATGGTTTGATATTAATTTTAGTTCTCCGTATATGCAATACGCAGTTAAATGTTTAAGGCCAGACATAATACCGTCTGTTGTGCATGCTGATGGCACATCTAGGATTCAGACGGTTAATAAAAATCAGCACCCAGGTCTTTACGAAGTACTACAGAAATGGCTGGATCTAACTGGGGTTCCAATTTTATTAAATACTAGCTTAAATGTTAAAGGCCAGCCTTTAATTAATGACGAAAAAGACATATCGGAATGGGAAAAATATTACCAACATCAAATAATTTCATAGTGGTATAATGGGTATATGTTGATACATAAGGGAAAATGGATAAAAAAAGCTGAAGACGTTACTTGCTCTATGCTTTGGAAAGAATGGTCTTCTGGTTTCCCTGATGATCCGTTGGTTTTAATAGCAAAAGAAAGAATTTCAAAATACACCAGAGAAGACTGGGACGAAATGATTAAAGAAGCACACGAATTAAACGCATATCTTGCAGAGTGTATTAATAATAAAGTGCCAGTAGAAGACCCTAAAGCAGAGCATGGATGGGATATGTTTGTAGATCATTTTGTTAAATGGTTTTTCCCAGTAAATGAAGAGTATTTAATAAGACTTAGATTACAAACTCAAGTAAATAAAAAATATGCTTTATTTTTTGAAAAGCAAGCCCCAGGACTAAACTCATACCTTTTGAAATGCTCTAAAGCTTATGCTTATAAAAGAAAAGATGCCTGGGATAGTTTGTCGACAAATAAAATATGAAAGAAAGCTTTTCTCCAAAACCTGTTAATATTGATAATATTACAAAACAAATAGGTACAGGTATCGACAACATAAAAGTTTTTGAAAATTATTTAACTGATAAAGAATCTGAAACTGCAATGTCAATTATTTCAAGGTATAAGGTAAAAGAAGGAGTAAATCATTCTTACCCAATACATACCTTAGAAGAATATACACCTTCGCAAGAAGAGCTATTATTTACCAAAATAATGAGAAAAAAACTTATTCATAAAGTAACCCTAGAATACAAAATGAAATTTGTACAAGATAAACCTTTTCTGTATATAGTTCATCCAACTGGAACTTATATTGATCCGCACACAGATATATTAGACATAGATGAGCCAGATTATGAAAACGATACTTATGAATCTCAAATAGAAAAATATCCATATTTATGGAGTGGTCACCTGTCTGTACTTGCATATTTAAATGATGATTATGAAGGTGGGGAACTGTATTTCCCAGATTTTAATTATAGCATTAGGCCTAAAAAGAATATGCTAATTCTTTTTCCAGGAAATACTCATTACGTTCATGGTGTTTCAGAGATTACTTCTGGAACTAGGTACACTATTTCTCAATGGACTCAATTCTCAGAATTTAATAAGAAATGAAGCCTATGAAGTTTCATTGGATGCACACGTTTGACTACGGAGATTCAGAAACTGAATTAGTTCAAATGGCAAGAGATTTAGAAAGAGCAAGAGCTTATTCTGTTTTATTAACATATGCTATAATTTCAACAGACTATGTTCCATTTTTGCAAAGCATGATAAGAGTATCAAAAAACCTTAAGTTTATGATGGCGTTTAGGGCTTATACAATGAGTCCAGAGTATGCAATTAGGTTTTTTAATACAATGAATGTTCACTATAAAAATAGGGTAACATTTAATCTAGTTGCTGGAAAAATGCTTGAAGATGAACAAAAAGAAGCAATGGATATGTATAATTTTGACGAGTCTTTAATAAGTACTGTCGAAAAAAGAATAGAGCTTGCGAGTAAGTGGGCAGATAAATTTTTTAATAAGATAGGTGATCAAGCGCCAATTTCTTATACAATTGCAAATTCTCCAATGACAATTGACTTGGCTAATAAATGGACAGACTATGCTATTGTACATGAGAGTAGGCTAGAAGAATCAGTTAATGAATTAAAAAATACTAAGATAGTATTAACTATTGACCCTTTAATTAGGGAAACAAAAGAAGAACTTGATCAAGATATAGCATATCACTATCAAGAGTGGACCCCTAATAAATTTGAAAAGCCTTATGTTTTAGAAAAAAGAGAGCATTTAATACGTGGAAGCATGGAAGAGGTTAAGCAGCAAATTAGAGATATATCTAATAAGTATGGGGTAGAGGATTTTATGATAGTCACAAGCCAAAAAGACATATCTAGCCTTTTGAGGCTTATGAAAGAAATGTCTGCCTGGTAGAATTTTTTAATAAATGATATAATAGTATATAGGTCGCCGAATGGGGCCTAATTTAAATTATTCGCTTGAAAGGGGAATAAAATGGTAACACAATTCGCTATGGATCTTTTTAATGATCCTTTTTTTATTGGCTTTAACAGAGAGTTAAGCCGTCTAAGCAATGCACATAAGGTCAACTCACAGTCATATCCTCCATATGATCTTCTTAAGCTAGATGAAGATACATATCGTATTTCTATTGCTGTAGCAGGTTTTGGCAAAGAAGACATCGATGTGTCAGTAGATAATGGAACTCTTATCATTAAGGGTGAGATTACAGAAGTAACTGACGCAGAAGTGGTACACAAGGGTATTGCAAGCCGTAAGTTCACACGCTCATTTGCTCTTGGTGAGTACATGGAAGTGACTGGGGCAGATCTAAAGGACGGTATGTTAAATATTAATGTAGATCGTACTTTGCCTGAAGAGAAAAAGCCAAAAACAATTAAAATAAAGTAATAGTATAATAGATATCTGCACCCCTTCATCGGGGAGTCGCAGATATGTCGGGGGAGACAGCGACACTAAATAACTGATTGACCTGAGTAAGTCTGTAAACTGCTCATTATAAATTTAAGGAGCATTATGTTTGAATATAGAGTTAAGCAAGTAATAAAGGTCGTAGACGGAGACACAATTGATGTTGATATTGATTTGGGATTTAGTATATCTTATTCTCAAAGACTAAGGCTTGCTGGCATAGATACTCCAGAGTCTAGGACAACAGACAAACTAGAAAAAAGTTTAGGAATTGAATCAAAAGAGTATCTTAAATCTAAATTCAAAGATGCTAAAGACATAGTGGTTAGAACTGAAAAGCCAGACAGCTCAGAAAAGTATGGTCGCATATTGGGTTGGGTTTATGTTAATGGAGATTCTAAATCACTTAATGAGCAGATGATAGAAGATGGTTATGCATGGGGATACATGGGGGATACAAAGGTTAAAGACTTTTCAATCCTTGCAGATAAGAGAAAAAAGAGCGGTAAGTAATGCCAGTATATGAGTATAAGTGCGAGTGTAACCCAGAAAAAATTGTTTCTAAAGAAAGATCTATAAGAGATGTTGAGCCATCTTACTTATGTAGTGCTTGTGGACTAAGAATGCAAAGACACTTTAGTCAAGTAGGTGTACAGTTTAAGGGAAATGGTTTTTATAAAACCGATAATCCTAAGTAACTAAGAGTATTTAAACAAACATACATGATATAATTTCTATATAACAAAAATTTTGTTATATTGGAGATCCAATTGAGTAGAAAGTTAAAATACTTTTTAGCTAGCCTTTTTGTTACAGGTTGGCTATTTTTTATTGGACCAAGTTATGCTTGGGCAACAGAGCAAGGCGGACAAGAACAAGTAGTAGTAAGCCCAGCGCAACAAGCAGTTAATGAAGCACTTGCAACCGCCACTACAGAGGTTCAGCAAGCCATTACAGCCACTGAAACAGCCTTAGTGGAGGTAACAGAAGCACAAACCGAATATTCTCAAGCTCAACCTATCGTGGCAGAGGTAGCATCAAAAATATCTTTAGCTAATGCAGAAGTAAATAATGTTCAAACCGCTATTAATACTATTAGTAGTGTTGATTTATCTGTTACCCCAATAGATCAAAGTTCTCAGGTAGTTCAAGATGCAAAGGCTACAGTAACTGTTGCAACTACCGCCATAAATAATATAACAACACAAATAACAGAGGCTCAGACAGCAATATCTGAAGTAGTCACTGCAAAAACAGAAGCCTCTACAGCACAGGCAACTGCTCAAACCGAATTAACTCAAGCAAACCTTGCTATTGATGCTGCCCAAACAGCAGTCAACAATTTACAAGCCACTATTGGAACTAGCACAAATGTTTTGGCTGGAGTAGATGATGCTGGGGTTCAAATGAATCTTCCGTTCGGAATGCAAATGGGTGGAACTGTTTATAATAACGTTTATGTTGGGTCTAATGCAACAATAACATTTGGTGTAAATGAGGGTGGCGTATACCATACAACTCCAAGTGCCCCATCCGTATCTATAGCGGGATGGGACTGGACTACTTGGAGCACAGGAACAGGTATTACCTATGCAACAACTGGTACAAGTTTAGATATTGCTTGGGACCTTCGTCCATACCCACAACAAGATGCCTCTACGCAAATGGTTCAAGTAAGATTTAATGCTGATG